TAGCAACAATTTGTTCGTGTATGGCTTGTGCGCTAACGGTCATAACACGATCACCGCCATCACCAAACCAAGGGTTCTTTTCCATCCAGCTAGTTAGCTTTCGGTCAAGCTGGCGCGGCTGCTGAGGTGCCTGCTGACGAGGTTGCGCGGCTTGTTGAGCCTCTACCGCAACTTGGCGCTCAGAACGGGCTTTTTGAATGCGCAAACGCTCTTTTTCAATAGTCAGTCCAGAAATTATTTCCTGTGCTTGAGCCATTTTTTCCATGTCGCCGTTGTCATATGCCTCTTGAAGCATTCTTTTGGCAGCGGCTGATTGGCTTTCAATACGCGATCCGTACTCGTTGATGTAGCCTTTGTCCAAATCGGAGAGCTTCTTCTTCATCTCTTCGTTTTGTGTCTGGACTTGCTGGGCATACTGATAAGCGGCCTCTGCCTCTTCAATGGCCTGCTTACGCTTTGCTGTTAGCTGATTAATGCGCTTTTGAACATTTTCACTGTAACTCTCCAGATCATCGTCATTTGCGCCATCATCAGAATCCCGTACAATTGTTCGGGTTTCTTCTTTTTCAGAAGATTCTGTATCAACAACGGTCGCTTGATTGTCGTCATCGAAATCAAACGATACAGTTTCCTGATCTTCAGGAATATTTTCTTGAATTTCATTCATGTTCATGTCTCCCACTATACATAAGAAATATCGGCTGGGTCAAGTATTGTAGCGATAATATTGTCATCATTGATAAGTCTTACCTCTAAACCATCAACTTTGAACCGGTTTCCCGCATATCTTCCCATCAATACCCAAGACTTCTCATTACACCAAGCCCCAGAAGGAAACTTGTTCGCGTCTCGATATGCGTCAGGGCCTACTTTTACGACATAAGCCGCAACAGTAGCAAAGCTCTCACGCTCTCTAACTGAGTCAGGAATAATGATCCCGCCAGCAGACTTCTTCTTCATGTAATAAGGAATTACAAGCAAACGGTAGCCCACAGGTTGTGGCAACCGGTCAATTGCGGAAAGATCCATCTGAGATGGGTCTTCTGTGTTCTTTTCATTTGGGTCTATCGGAGTGTCAAAACCCTTTGATATTGCCGCTGGAACCGGACTGGATTCAGCGCTCTTTGCCATCCTCTCAGGGACGAATAGTTTTTTAGCCATCTTCTAGCTCTATGCCTTTCATCGCGGATTTAATAAGGTCTTCAGAGTAGGTCAATCCGCGTATCTGCCCCACTATGAACCGGTAGTCGTTCCAATCGCCTACCGAACCATCCGCCAGTCTTTGACTTAAATCAGCCTTATACTGGCGTATGTCTTTCAACATATACTCCGCTAGTTGTATAGCGTCCATTTACTTCTTCCCAAAAAACTTACTTGCTGCCCTTGTACCAAAGCTGGCACTAACGATTATTCCTAAAGTATAACGATAGTATTCCGGCATAGCGTCTAATGCAGAAAATCCATCCGTTACAATCTGTCTGCCCCATTCTCCACAGAAGGCTAAAATAAGCGGCACTGAAAACAAAATTGTTAACCACTCGTCTTTCCAACTGTTTGCAGAAGCATCAGCCATTTTGAGATCCCAGTCAATCTCTCCAGTGGCCTTCTTCTCCATAATGACCGCTTCAGCTTTTGCTTTAGCTACCTTCGCGCCAGTCTCTGCTTTTTTAGTTTCGACCTTACCTTCTAACCAAGTTCCAGCGAGATTGGCAATAGGTCCTATTAGCGCTTGTATCATTACTCAACTCCCAGAACTTTTGACAACCCAAATACTTCAAGCATTATGAACGTAAAGAAAAGCAGTAAGACTGAACCGGCTATTAGCTTGCCACTAAAATTGGTCGAGCCAATCTTAATAGCCACAAACTCATTACCCAATATACGCAACACAAGTTCAAAGCTGTTTTGCCCTACATTAACTTCCACAGGCTTTTTAGCCTCATCTGTCATGTGCTTAACTTTCCCTTTGGCAGAGCCTGACACTTCCAAGATACAGGACGGTATCCCTTCATGTGCAGATGAACACTTCTACCCATCTCCATAGCCCTAGCCTCACATCTCTCATAGGATTTGTAAGGACCTCTTTGATCTTCCAGTTGCCAACATTCAGTTGGCTGAAAAACCATACATGCGAGGACAAGGGCTTTAAACATAACTATTTACCTCTGTTTCTTTCAGCTTGCGCCTCAGTGGTTCTGTTGTGCATATCCCACATAATCATTTCTTACTCATCCAAGCAGTCGCTCCCATATAAGCGCCAACTACACCAGCTTGCGCTATGTAAAACAAACCAAGCAAATCAGCCAAAGCCTTCACTCTGCTGTCAGACACAATCGGCAAAAAAAGAAAAATGCTGAATGCGATCATACTGATCATGGCAATCCAAGCCATACGCTTTTGAGCTTCGCTTTTTTCTTCACGAAGCTCCATTTCAACCATTTCTTTTTCTCTTGCAATCTCTTCGTCAGATACTATGCCATCACCATCTAGGTCATGCCTTTCGTATCTACTTCCAGCTTCCAAAGTCTTTTTCGATGGCGTCATCAATCTTCTCCCTAACGGATCTTACAAGATCTGTTGCGGAGGACAGCACCCATTCCACGAGGGACAACACCGCCGTTACGCATTTTAAAACCATACTGACCAGTTTTGTGATCATATGTGTATCCTTTCTTTCCTGCTTTTACAGCTTCTTTTAAAGCCGCCAGTTGCTCATCAGTTAAACCAGCCATAACGTCCTTTAAGGGAGGAGTGCCTTTTTTATCTGACATCAAAAAACTCCTGTAAACCGCTGCGGCCTAGCAATACTAGAAAACCGGCTAATGCTACCGCCTTTAGCCAAAGTAGCTACTTTAGCTACTTTTTTTGGCTTTCTTTTTAAAGAAGCTGTTTTTCGGCTTGGCTTTGATTTTCCCGCTTTCGACAATGCTATCGCTACTGCTTGTTTTTGCGGGTACTTCTCTGACCGGAGCTTCGATATGTTTCGGCTGATCGTTGACCGGCTTGTTCCTTTCATTAAGGGCATTTCTACGCTCCACTTTTTTAGCCTTTTCTATCTCGGCTACTTTTCGATTTATTGAACTGGCGCTCATTGCATTTTACTCCGTAAGTTTGCCGCAGCGATTTCACGCTGGGTCTGAATACGCTCTTCGGCAACACGAACCTTTTCCGAATTTGCCTCTTCTTGAAGATCAATTCTTTGCTGGTTCAAGAGAATATCATTACGCTCTTTCTCTCTTTCCATTTGTTGCTTTTCTTCAAACTGCCGAGCCTTTTCTTGGATCTCGGCACCTCGTAAAGATAGCTCCTGCTGTCTGATTGCTACCAACGGATCAGATTGGTCAGCAGGAGCAACTGCTTGTGCATACTGTTCAGTGAGTTCGCCAGCAATTTCTGCTGCCCTATTCTGAATCTCATTCTGAATCTGCTGCATCATCTGTGGATTCTGTTGCATCATCATTTGCGCTTCAGGCGTTAGCTCTGCCATAGTCTCTTGCTGCGCCTGCAACTCTGACATCATCGCAATATGCTCGGAAATGTGTCCTTGAATTGTCATGATGATATTGGCGTTTGCTTGCGCCACAGGAGTGGACAAAATAGCTAAATGAGCCTCAATGTGAGCCGCGTGGTTTTGCTCTGGGAATGCTTGCAAGCGCTGGTTGCGCAAGGCTTCCTGATTTTCTTTTGCGGGATTCATCGGCTGTGGCTGCGGCGGCACTGGCAAAATTGCGTCAATGTTTGTGACTCCAATGGCCTCATACATCTTACGATAAGCCTGATATAAACCTTGCGGCCCACCATGAACTTCTGGGTTAGACTGCACAAGCTGCAATTGTGTCTGCGCTAGAGCAATGCGCTGTGACATAGAGAAGATATTCGGGTCAGAAACAGGCAACACATCAATACGATCATCAAAGTCAGCCTGCTTAATTTCTGGCGGTGCGCCCGGAACAGCATATGGATACATAGGAGCCATGTAACGAGCGAATACATTTGCCAGAAGCTTGAACTCTATCTTCTGCGAATAATGCAAACGCTTGTGAATGGCGCTCATGACCTTGGTGCCGCGCTCCATGATGGCCATAGTCGTGCCAACTGGTGTCTCGCCACCCATCTCTCCGACCTTCATATCGGCCATTGAGGCAAAACGCCTACCTGACTCTATCAAGGAGCCTAGAAGGCTGTAGAGGGTCTGTGAAGGCTCTTTAAACGGCAATGGCATAAGAGACTGCCGGATATCCATGCCTGCGGCATCAATATCGCGGAATTCACCGGGCTGTAGAGGCTCATCTTCGTCACGAATGCGAGCGCCACGCGCCTTAAAGCCTGCCGGAAGGTTGGACAGTGTTCCAGCGTCAATAAGTTGCCTCAAAATGCTTGTGGACGCCTGCGACAAGCCACCAATCATGTGTGTTAGGCCAAAACCGTAGAAACCAAGGCCAGGAAGAAACTTGTAATGCACAAAATACTGCTTTTGACGCATTAGGGGGTCTTCTTGGGCGTAGTTTCTTCGCACAGAAAGAACTTCGCCTGTAGATTCAACGATTGTCACGATATATGGAAGCTTCAGGCCGCTAGGATCTCCGTCTTCACGGGTATCTTCAAAGCCGGGCAAATCAAGAGAGGTGTGAACTTCGTAAAGCACCACTTCTTCAGAGCCAGAACCGGACAATTGTACGCCTTGCGCCTTATCAACAGACTCTTGGATCTCACTATAATCTTCTGAGTCCATGCTGCCGCTAATATCTGTCTCAATATAGAAGCCTGAAAGCTGTAGCTTCAGGACTTCGTTCTTATCCATGCGAATAACATGCGTAAGACGAGGAGATGTGACCAGATCTGTCGCGCCATAAGGAACAACCAAATCTTCGGCATGCACAAACTTACTTACTGCACGTTGCAGAAGCGGATCAAAGTAAACCTTTTTGAAAGTAGAACCAATGATCGGTAAATAGAAAAGCATCTGATCCGTTTCTGGATCATACTCTTCCATCTCGTAGGTAATCATGTAGTTCATGTAGTCTTTAACGCGCTGTGCTTGCAGAGACACCTCTGGGTTATCAACACCCATGACCTGTGTGCGAACAGGGCCACCTGCTGGCAACATCTCACGATAAGCCTGCGCTTGGAACTGCGTTACTGACTCAGCAAGAAGCGGATGCACAACACCAGACGCACCCTCAAACGGCTGAGAACGCTCTTCATAGTTCATGCCAAGCAACTCAATGCCGCGCTTGTAAGTGTCTTCCCATTCCTGACGAGAGGACATATCTTCTTCAATTTCGTTGATGAGATCTGAAGCGATAGAGCCTAAATCTGAATCATCAATATATTCAGCCAAGTTGGCATCAAAAGGAATATCCTGCGCGGCCATCGCGTCTTCCTGCATAAGCTCGCCAACAATAGCAGAGCCATCTTCCATCTCCATGATTCCAGGCTGGGCAGGCAACTCCACAACATCAATTGCGGCCTGAAGCGCCTCTTCTGGGATTGCAATATCTCCCCCTGCCCCTATTCCTCTTTCAATAGCCATAATTATTCCTTTGTCTTGTTACTGGGTGAAGCCGGGCGCGGCGCAACTGTGCCAGTGTGGGAAGCATGCACGTTGCGAGCGCGGTAGAAGGGCAGACCGCAGATCCAGCGCCCAGCTTCTCTTTTCATTACATGATGTCCCTTTGATTACCATCATCGTCAGGATTCATTTCTGAATCCATGTGATCACTCAAGGGAACGCCTAACTCCCACAGGTTGCACACATTCTCTTTACTGCAAGCAAAGTTAAGCTCGCCGCAATAGCCCATGCCATCCTTGTAACCAATTCCCTCTTCCATGCAACCAATCATTTTAGATCGAATGTCAAAATACTCACAAGTACCGCAACGAGCATTTTTGTTTTCCCACGTTTCAGTGGCCGGACCGTAAGCGTAGTTTTCCATAGCCGACTGACGGTTTTCATCGTTCACCTTTGAATCTTCAGTGGATATAGGGCAGACAAATTCCATATCTTCAGGCTCAAAGCCTTCTTCTGGAATTATGTCATCTACGTTTATTTCGATCTTGATCGTTTTCATTACCGGATCTTGCAACCTCTTTTCTTGCCTTGGTATGCTCTGCCCATGCCACGAACTTCACCGCCGTCTTCATATTTTAGTGGCTTCATAAGCTTTTTTAACTCGTTTAAATCGGCGTCCGAAATTTCTGACCGAGGCACATACGGAAGAGTCTTTCTTAACCGCTTTGCATCGGCTTCAGATAAAGATTTTTTCGGCGGCACATACGGAAGAGTCTTTCTTAGACGCTTTGCATCAGCTTCAGATAGAACATCTCCGCCGTCTTCATATCTGTTAGCTTCAGCAGCTTTACGCATGTACTCGGCATCATCCCCGGCACCACGAGTTGCGCCAGTCTTTTTATTGGTTGACTTTGCTGGTTTGCTTTTTGGCAATGGGCCTTTGTATTTTTTACCTGACATTAGT